GCAAAGAGAGCGTCAACATCCTCTTTCATCTTTTCTTTCATCTTCATTTTTTTCATCATTGCTTTGTCTTCGGCTTCATCACCGTGCATTTCAGCAATAACTTCATCTTCAGCTTCTGTTTCTTCCATTTTAGAAGAAGCAGCAGAAGGCTTAGTTGTTGGTGCAACTGCCTTGCCTTTGATTGCTTTAGCAGCATCAATCTTGGCAGAATCGTCTGTTGGTTTATCGTTGGTATTAGTTGGACCACCTAGGTCAACTACTTCACCAGCGAGTTTTTGTGGAGGCATAGCTGGTGCGGAACTCTTACTTGATGCAAGAATGTCTGCTGCTGCCTCGAATAGTTTATTTGATGCCATTAGGAATCTCCTTATGATTTCTTATTTATAAAATTAAAGTTTTCGGATGAAATTTTCGAACAATTGCAAGGCAACCTGTTCTATGTCTTTTCTTGATGCTTTTTGAATCTGTTTTTTTGCTGACTCAATATCTGCTTCTACAAAGCGGCCATCAACAAATAACCATTCTTTGTTCTCCATGATACCATTAACAAATGCGCCTGGAGCAGATGGATCTGCCACAATATCAGCTGCCGTTGCTAAACGAAAATCATCTTGTACCAAGTTATAACCTTCTTTAGTTTGCGTGAGAGAACCCATGCCTCTGGAAGATACTCCAAGGTTAACACCAGAATCAATAAAGTTTTTAACAATATTGCCATATGGTGTTTCCAAAATCATTGCTTTACCAATAAATGCTTCACCATTATCTTCTAGCGAAACGATTTTATGGGACACTCTTTCTAAGTTAATAGATGGAGTATCTGGATGTCCTAATTCACCTAAAGCACGATTGGTTTTTACAAACTCCTCATTATAACGACCAACTTCTTTTGCTAAAGTTTCTTTGCCATAAAGTCGGTTATTTTTATTGGGTTTGTCATAAACTAAAAAAGGACCCGTAATATACAGATTCTTTTTACCATTTTCAGAAGCTTCAGTAATATACTTAACTTCCTCAATATTTTCTCTAATGAGTTTCATGTTACATTCCTGTTAATGGTGTTGTATATGTAGCAGCCTTAGATACTTCTAAGAATACTGTACCACCAGTTACGATTGTAATAACAACGTTAGATGTGTTATTGTTGGCAATTGATTGCCCCCACTCATCTAATTTAATTTCACCTACGCTATGTAATGAAGCAATATTATTGCCGTTGCGGACAATTTGAATGCTACCATTTGTTGACCAATTAATTCTTCGGATGTTTGCAGCGCTAACAACTTCGTTACTGTCAACAGCTAAAGAGATAATGTTAGCATAATAAGTACCAACACCTTCAACACGAATAAGTGAAGATCCTCTTAATGAATTTGTAATTTCAATTGCCATTTTATTTTATTCCCATGGATGTGCGGCGTCTGATTGACATCTTTCGTTTTAACAATGTTCTACGCAACTTTGCTCTACCTTTTGTCTTCCAGTACCTTTTTAATTTTCTTGCTTTCTGTATTCTTTGTATTGTTGGTATTCGAACAACTCGACTACCAGATATTCTATAACCTTTAATTGCAGATTTACGCACATTCTTTTGCACGATAATTCTGCCTTGTGCATTTCTACGAATACGGCGGCGAATCTTTTTGATTCTACCCATCTTAATGATGTTAACCGACTCATCTAATTCTTCTTCTACCACCACATATGTAGTATTGCCTACAATAGCTCTTTCTTCTTTTAAAGATTCTGATACAATCTTTTCAAGGCGGTTGTATATTAACTCTTTTGCTTCTGCTAATTTACCTTGTGCAATTAAATCAACAAAGCTCACTTTAAATGTTTCCATGCAAATTCTGCAGCTTTCTTCATATGGTGATGTGACTGTGCAACCATATCTGAGTATTTTTTCTTATTTTCATCCTTCAAACTACTATGAATTTTCAAAATAGCATGAGCGGTTTGAACATCAACTTTTGATGCCGTTTTATCTTTGTGGTTAACTGTACCATGTTGACCACTATTTTTAATTTTTTGTAGTTGACCCATTGGATCAACAGACTCTTTAACAGCTGTTGCCATATCATTAGTCTTTTTATTATCTTTGTCGTCACCATCAGCAAATTTTTTCTTATTATAATTTGTACCTGGTGTATCTAAAGTTTTAGCAGCTTCTGTTTCTTCTGCTTGAATTACTGCATCTTCTGTACCATCAAATTTATATGGCACAGAAAAATCTTTATTCAATTTCTGACTGTGATATAAAGCGATTCTTGTATTATTAGGAAACAAACGAATTGCTTTACGGCGAAGAACGATAACCATTGGAGGATCAACACCTTCTTCCAAATATACCACTTCTTCTTTCATGTCCGAATTTGCAGCAATTTCCATTTGCTCAGAACCTTTAGCTGGAGTATCACCTACTTTAATTCGGTGTGCTCTAACTTTTTTACCTGATGGTCCAATTTTATAATCGGATGTATCAAGTAAACTTTCTTCTAGTTCTTCCCTTACTGCACGGCGAGTTTGTGTAAAAATTTGTTTATTATTGCTTACCAAATCCACCATCTTATTAAAAAGATTTTGAATAATCATCTTATCAGCAGTATTAAAGTTAGGACGGTCATCTTGCATTTTATCCAAAATTTTATGGATGCGTTGCATTTGTGCCTTATTGGCAAGACCAGCTCGAACTAAAATATCAAACTTTGAATAGTCTGATTTTTCTTCTTCTGATAATTGAACTTTAAAATCTTGTAATGATTTCATTAATTTTCTGTTTCTGTTTGTTCTGTTTCTGACTCAGCTTCTGCATTTTCACCACCAAAAAGTGTTGCCGCTAAATCTTGTTTACGAGCATCTAAGGCTTCAAAAGCACGAGCAGACAACATATCTGCTAAAGTATCTTTGGCTTCTGATGCCTGACCTGATGCTAATTGGTCAATAAAATTGTTTGTTGACATATTATTCTCCATTATATCTTATTTAGTTTTATCAAATGCATATTTGTTTACCGCATCATCCAACTGAGGAGTTAGCGATTCCGTCCCGCTGACATCTTGCGTATTGTCTTGAGCTTGAGCGTTGGCATCTGCATTGGTTGCTTGTGCTGAAGTGTCTTGGCCAAGGATTGGGGTGGCCTGTTCGCCTTCTTCTTCAATTTCTTTCTCCATTTCAATGATTTCTTCTTCTGTCATACAAAGAACATTTTTCTTAATCCACCTAGATGAATAATATTTACCAATAAACGGGTCTAATTGACTTGCTGTTAATACACGCTCACGCAATACTTCTGCCTCACGCATTTCAGCAAAGTTGTTATCTTTCTTATAATCATAATAGATTGATTCTTTAAATTCTTCCCATTCCTCAACGGTACAAATACCTTTAAGGGAGAGTTGAACACGCAAAGCATCATCAAAAATACGAGAAAATTTATTACGCAACCGATTAATAAACTTACTAAATTTAACCTCATCACGAGTCACTTCAGTAGTTTTACCAACACCCATAATGCCTGCACCAACTTGTGGGTCAAGACGAGAGATTGGAACATTTAACGATTGCAATAGTTTCTTTTGAAAATATTGAACATCTTCCATTTGGCCTAAATTTTGACCAGCAGGAAGTGTAGTAATTTCTGTGCCTTTACCACCTTCACGGCGAGGTAACCAAAAATCTTCCAACATGGAAAGATGTTTACGCTCATCACGAATCTCACCAGTATTAGCATCGTAAACTAACTTGTTACGATACTGTGTCATAATAGACTTCATGTATTGTTCTGCTTTGCCTTTTGGTAAATTACCAACGTCAATGTAGAATATACGGCGTTCTGGTGCTCTCGATAAACGATAGATTACAACAGCATCTTCAATCATTCTTAATTGATTAAGTGCTTTAATAGCTTTATGAAGATAAGAAATAACAAATGTATTCTTAGCATCCATTAAACCAGAGTTTACATTAATAACGGACTCTGGTGCAATACGCAAGCCTTGGTTTGTGGCTGCGGTAAATGTTTGTGTAGTGGTACCACGGTCATTGTAAACATAGTATTCAGCAATTGTTTTAACAATCTGAGCACCAGTTTTATCATCACGGTCTTTAGAAATTTCACGCACTTTACGAATTTTGCGTGGGTCGATATACCGTAATTCTTGAATACCATCTTTTGGGTTTTTATCATTAACGATTACATGATAGTAAATACGACCATCAATATACCAACGTTTAAATAAATCGTCTGATAAGTTTGAAAAATTTAACATCTTTTGAATGTTTTGAAATTCTTCAACAATTTTTTTCTTAATTGATTCTGGTTGTTTAAGGTTATCTAAATTGATATCCATAACTTTACCATCTTTATCATGTGTAATTGCCTCATTGACAATCTCATCAATAGCCATGTCACATTCTGGATGATTTGCCATTTCACGATAACGAGTGATTAACTCCAATTCATTACGAACAGAACCCTCTAGGTCAACATATGTACCATAGTGAGCATTTTGAGTAATAGTAACCGCACCATCATCTATGGTCTCGGTTGGAAGTGCAAAAGAAGCTTGCTCAGGTTTCTCAACCTGAACAATATCTTTTTTACCTAAAGTAAAGCCAAAAAGTTTTACCGCCATAAAATTATCATCCTAAAAATTGAAGAAGGACCGAAGTCCTTCTTCTTACACAACACCAGTATTAACTGATTCCCACCATTGGTAGGACAGAGTTACGGTAAATTCTTCAATTGTATCATTTGAACCCCAATCAACATCAATTGGAGATACATCAGTTGGGAATACACCCAAAAATTTATATTGTTTTAGAATGTCGCCATTCTTTGCATATTGAGCAACTTCAGCATCTACTGTGTAGCTGCCTGGTGTCAACGCTAAAGGATTGCGGACATTTAAACTATGACTATTGATACCGTTCATCCAACGCTCAAAAGCATTACGAACAACGAAATCTTCATCATTAATAATTGTAATAGTCCAGTCTTGGAAAGAACGATTACCAGCAAATTTTAATTCACGACCAAAATA